TCAACGAAGAAAAGTTAAAGACGGAAGAGAACTTGTTTAGAACAATCACAAACAAAGTAAAATCAAGAATTACAGATGAAACGAAGGTTTCTTTTGGGATTTATCCAACACAATATGAAAGTGACTACATTTACGTAGAATACTTCTCACCAAAAATTCAACAAATAGTTGTTGACACAGACAACAAAATCTGATATTATATAAACAGTTGGTCAGGAGATTTGCTGACCTGCTATAGCCAAACGTGCAAAAAACAACATACCATAGGAGGTAATAAAAATGGCACTTAATTTAGACGCAATGAAAGCGAAGTTAGATAAACTTAACGGAAAGGGTGAAGGAAAGAAGAATTTCTGGCGCCCAGAGGACGGAGAAAGCAATATCCGTATCGTTTCCACGAAGGACGGCGACCCGTTCAAGGAAAAGTTCTTCCACTACGGTGTTGGTGGTCAATCTTTTCTCTGCCCAAAGCGCAACTTTGGGGATGACTGCCCAACCTGCAACTTCGCCAACAAGCTTTGGAACGAAGGTACAGAGGACAGCAAAAAGCAAGCAAAGGAGATGTTTGCAAAGCAACGTTTCTTTTCCCCGGTTCTTGTCCGAGGAGAAGAGGCAGAAGGTATTCGAGTTTGGGGATACGGTAAGATGGCCTATGAAAAGCTTCTTACAATCGTTCTTGACCCTGACTATGGTGATATCACAGACCCTGAGAACGGTAACGACCTGAAGTTGATGTATGGCAAGCTGCCTGGTGCTAGTTTCCCTCGCACCGACATTCGACCTCGCCCTCGGAAGACTCCTCTTTGTGATGATGCTGTCGGTGGAGATGACCGCTGCGCCGAGCTTTTGGAAACTATTCCAAATTTTGATGAAATCTTTGAGCGTAAGACAACTGAAGAAGTTCAATCTATTATGGACCAGTTCCTTTCAGGGGATACTGGAAACTCAGAGGTAGAGAAGTTTGGCAACAACACCACGACTACCACATCTTCGGACGCAGTGGAGAATGCATTCAACGACTTGTTGAATCAGTAGGTGAAACATGGCTAAGGTTTCCAAACTAAAAAAGGGTGCTCTAGATATTGCTTCTATTCGAGGCATTATCAACAAGAAAGCTGGTAGAGAAGTTGCTCATTCGCTGCAGGATAATAATCCAACAGAGGTGAACGAGTGGATTCCTACTGGCTCACGGTGGCTTGATGCCATCATTTGCAAGGGCAGACACGCTGGCATCCCTGTGGGTAAAATCTCAGAGATTGCTGGCCTTCCTGGTACTGGTAAGTCATTCTTGGCTGCCCAGATTGCTGGGAACGCTCAAAAGATGGGTATTGACGTGGTATACTTTGATTCAGAGTCTGCTATCGACCCTTCTTTTATGGAGCGAGCAGGTTGCGACTTAGATAGACTTATGTATGTCCAAGCAGCATCTGTTGAGTTTGTCCTGGAAACCATCGAAGAACTGCTAGCTACTGGTAACAAATGGCTTTTCATTTGGGATTCTTTGGCTCTTACTCCGTCGATTTCTGATGTTGAAGGCGACTTCAATCCTCAGTCTTCAATGGCGGTAAAGCCTAGAATCCTAGCCAAGGGAATGTCTAAATTAACTATCCCTATTGCTGATGCGAACGCTACCTTCCTAGTCCTCAATCAACTGAAGACTAACCTAGGAGCAAGAACACCAGCGCAGGCTATGACTGAACCGTACACGACCCCAGGTGGAAAGGCTATGATTTACGCTTATTCACTTCGTGTCTGGCTCACCGCAAGGAAAGCTAAGGCTAGTTTCATCGTTGATGACAATGGTTTCCGCATTGGATCTGAAGTGAAGGTAAAGCTGGAGAAATCTCGTTTCGGGACTCACGGCCGAACCTGCAACTTCAAGATCCTGTGGGGTGACGATGCTGTTGGTGTCCAAGATGAAGAAAGTTGGTTCGATGCAATCCAAATCTCTGAGAGGCTTGAACAGTCTGGTGCATGGTTTACGCTAATCCACAATGATGGGTCTAAGGAAAAGTTCCAGCGCAAACAATGGGTCAACAAACTGGAGAGTGAAAAATTCAGAGAAAGTGTCTTGACTATTATTGAAGAAGATGTTATTATGAAGTTCAAGAATAGAGAAGGCAATGCCGGCGACTTCTACGACGCGGACGAAAGTCCACCGGTAGATTAGCCACAACACAGCCCGCCTCTTCTGGCGGGCTTTTTTTATGGAGAAGAAGATGAATAGAGTAATGATTGTAGACGCATATAACCAGTTTATTAGAGGTTATATTGTGGACCCTAGTAAGAACCCTAATGGCGACCCAATCGGCGGCATACGGACGTTTATCAACATCACAAACAAACTGACTAGAGAAATCAAGCCCGACTTGGTAGTGTTGGTGTGGGACGGCAAGGGCGGTTCTCAAAAACGCAGAGCAATGAACAAGTCCTATAAAGGAGGACGCAAACCACCTAGAACCAACTGGGGCCAAGTAGGTATGAGTCCAGAGGAACTTACAGACAATAAAGTGTGGCAGCAAATGAGAGTGATTGAGTATTTCAATAACACTCCAATGATTCAATTCATGGAGCCACACGTAGAGGCAGACGACGTTATCTCTTATATCAAGAATACTCCTATGTTTGCCGAGTGGCAGAAAGTTATTGTTTCGGCAGATAAAGATTTTATTCAGTTATTAGACGATAAAACAATCCTGCACAGGCCTATTCAGAAAGAGTATCTAAATAAGAACAGCGTAGTGGAGAAATTCAACATCCACCCCACGAATTTCGCTCTTGCAAGAGCTATTGTTGGAGACTCCTCAGATAACCTGCCAGGAGTGCCTAGAGTGGGACTTCCAACAGTCGCAAAGAAATTTCCTTTCCTAAAAGAAGAGAAGACACACTATTTAGATAGCATTCTGACAGAATGTAGTAAGCCAGAGAATACACAAAAAGTTTACACAAATATTTTAGAGTCAAAGGAGTTAATAGAAAACAATTATGATATTATGCAATTATCCTCACCAATGTTGTCAATTCAAGCCAAACAAGGGATCGACGATACGTTTGAGCAATATAGCCCTCACTACAATCAAACGGAAATGAGAAAGTTGATGCTCCAAGACGGTGTTCTCACTGTGACCACACAAGATTTAGACCAAAGATTTAACAACATTATTTCTTCCTTTTCGGGATAAATTCTGTTATACTGTATAAGTAACAAAGGATAAACATGGAACAAGATACAAGTTTCTCTAAATTTGGAAAATCTTTTCAGGAAGATTTATGCCACATGATTCTCAACGACCGTCCGTTCGCCGATCAAATGTTCGAGGTCTTAGATATCAATTTCTTAGAGTTAAAACATTTGAGAGTGTTTGTTCGAAAAATACAGGAGTACAGAAAGAAGTATGGAGTCCACCCCACATCTAATATCATGCGTTCCATCATTCGAACAGGTTTGGATGGTGAGCAAGAGTCAGTCAAGACCAGAATCAGGGACTACTACGCCAGAGTCCTCGCCAGCGGAACAGAGCCTGATTCAGTTGATTATATCAAAGATACGGCACTTGACTTCTGCAAGAAGCAGAAACTAAAAGGTGCCCTAATAAAATCAGTTGAACTAATTAAGTCGTCTTCTTTCGATGAGGTATCTAAAGTTATTGATGATGCCCTTAAGTTAGGATCAGACAATACAATGGGTTATGATTATATTGCAGACTTCGAAGCAAGGTTTGTCAAGAAATCAAGAGACCCGGTAACAACCGGATGGGCAGATATTGATGACATTTCTAAGGGAGGTCTTGGGAAAGGGGAGCTTGGTGTTGTTGTTGCTCCTACTGGTGCTGGCAAATCAATGGTACTTGTACATCTCGGAGCCCAGGCAGTTAAAGCCGGCAAAAATGTATTACACTATACACTGGAACTTGCTGACACTATTGTTGCTGGTCGTTATGACGCTGCTATTACTGGCGTTGAACTGAAGAATCTAACTGTCTTTAAAGAGAAAATCTACGACGAGATAAAAGATGTCCAGGGCCGACTCATTGTTAAAGAGTATCCCACAAGAAGCGCTAGTATCCAAACAATTAAAAATCACCTTGAGAAGCTAAAAAGGCGAGATTTCGTCCCAGACATGATCATTGTGGACTATGGAGACCTAATCAAGCCAGAAAATAGCCGAAAAGATGAGAAAAGACACCAACTCGAAACTATTTACGAAGAGCTGAGGGGATTGGCTCAAATTTGTGAGTGTCCACTCTGGACAGCATCGCAAACAAACAGATCTGGACTGAATGCTGAAGTGATTACCATGGAATCAATTTCGGAGGCATTCAACAAATGCTTTGTAGCAGATTTTATCTTTACTGTTTCTAGGACCGTGGAAGATAAGAACAATAACACTGGCCGTATTTTTGTCGCGAAGAACAGAAACGGCCCTGATGGACTCGTGTATCCTCTGTTTATGGATACGAGTAATGTTTGTATAAAAGTCCTGTCCCAGACAGGCGAAACAGTAAACGATATAATTCAAAAATCCTCAGAGCAAAGGATGGAAACTTTGAGGGAACAGTGGACAGCATTTAAAAAAGAAGGAGGAAAGAAATAATGGAATTATCAAATCAAATACTATCAGAAATCACAGTACACATGAAGTACGCTAGGTACTTAGAGAGCGAAAAGAGAAGAGAGACGTGGGACGAGTTGGTCACGCGAAACATGAACATGCATTTAAAGAAGTTTCCAGAACTGGAGCTTCAAATTGTAAAGGCTTACAAAATGGTCTTCGACAAAAAGGTTTTACCATCGATGAGATCAATGCAATTCGGTGGTAAGCCAATCGAAGTCGCACCGAACCGTATCTTCAATTGTGCTTTTATGCCTGCTGATGACTGGCGATGTTTTGGTGAGTCTATGTTTTTGCTTCTTGGTGGAACAGGAGTTGGATACTCGGTCCAATCTCACCACGTAGAGAAATTACCAGAGATTACACGACCAAACATGAAGCGCACACGTCGTTTTCTGGTCAACGACTCGATTGAGGGCTGGGCAGACGCAGTGAAAGCTCTTACTCGCTCTTATTTTTACGGCGGTTCAAAGCTTAGGTTCGACTTCACAGATATTCGACCCAAAGGCGCAGCACTAATCACCTCAGGAGGTAAAGCTCCAGGTCCACAGCCACTTAAGGAGTGCCTGGTCAAGTTGGAAGGTATCCTCTCAAACCGAGAGAACGGTGAGAAGCTTTCCACGATCGAAGTACATGATATGATTTGCCACATTGCGGATGCAGTACTTGCAGGTGGAATTAGAAGAGCAGCGCTCATTTCTTTATTTTCAGCAGATGACGAGGATATGATCGCAGCAAAAACAGGAAACTGGTGGGAAACCAATCCACAACGAGGTAGAGCCAACAACTCTGTTGTATTATTACGCCACAAAATTGATAAAGATTACTTTATGAACCTTTGGGACAGAGTAAAGGCTTCTGGCGCAGGAGAACCCGGCTTTTATTTTTCAAACGATAAAGACTGGGGAACTAACCCTTGTTGTGAGATTGGTTTACGTCCATATCAGTTCTGTAACCTTACAGA